GGGAGCCCAGAGAATTTTCTCTTCAGGATGCTGCGCAGCCCACCCCAGCCACTGCTCGAGATGCCAGCCCTCCGACCCGAACGTGTCTACGATATGGCGGTGAAACAGCGCGCAGATTTTAGGATCGTGATGGCTGGCTGGCTGGTAAGCCTCGTACGTATTCCAGTAGGTCGCTTGCAGATACTCGACCAACCCCCGCGAAGCGTTCGGATACCAAACCTTGTCAGCCACCAGCACCCGGTTCGGATTCTCAAACCACAACTCTTCAGGCGCCAGGCGTTTGCCTCGGCGGCTCAGAGGCATCTCGCGTCCGATGTGGGCGCGCAAGGTCGAGGCGTTGGCGTAGTGCCCCGACTCGGTATGAATCCAGGTCTGCTGGATTGTCGAATAGACGAACCGCTCCAGCGCCTCGGTCACAGGGCTGGTCAGGCTGGGCGGCGGTTCAGCCGTGGTAAGGGTAGACGGTTTCGACCAAGTGGGCGCGAGCGCCTTAAAGACCTCGCGCAGGGTTTCCTGTTCGTCCTGAGACAGCGGCAGCGCGTCCGGCGACGGGCCACCCTGATCCTCAATCCAATCCAAAAACTGTGCGGTGTCTCGCGCGGCGCAGTGGCCGTGCAGGCACTTAAACTGTCGCCCTTGAGCCCCGTAGTCCAACGGCGAGTAACCGGCAACGACTCGGCCATCGCTGTGCGTGTCAGCCCACGGACAGACTACGTCCACAAAATCGCTGGTCGTCGGGCCGATCACCAGCCCCTTAGCGAGCAACCAATCGTAGATAGGATCAGCCAAGTCGCTCAAAGTTTTCAGCGCGTTGATGCGAACGGGTGGCTGGCTGGCAGCGATCAGCGCCTCGGGGTCTAGCCCTAGCTCGGCCATAAGGTCTTCTAAGTCCCAGATTCGATCCGGGTGCCAGTCCGTGATCGTTGCCACGAAGCCGGTGCTGCGATGCAGTGCGCCGGGGACACGCACAATGCGCGAGGCCGAGCGCAGGCCGGGATCGTTCCACCCCGCCTGCGCGGCGGCTAGCAGACAGCTATCAAAATAAGCGCGCCCTTCCGGGTTACTCACGTCATACGCCGCGAGGAAGTAACCCCACTGAAAGTTGGGCTGGCCGTCCTTGATCGAGGTCTGCAATTTGTACGACGGCTGGATGGGTGGATCCACGCACTTCGTACCGATGTCATCAAACACCAGCAGGTACGCCTGCCGGATGTCCTCGGCTCGACGACGAAGCTTGGCGTTGCGCTGCTCAGGCACAGCCACGGTAGACAGGCAGACATAGATCTCCTGCTCACCCGACACCAGCTTTTTGATATGATTGTCGGTTCCGGCGACGTTTCGCGTACCGCCTTCGCCGAGGGCTAAACAAATGCGCTCCGTCACAGGCAGCGTCGCGGGGTCAAAAGCCGCCGCTAAAAAATCAGCGATTCCTATGTCCAAAAGAGTCTCCGTTCGCGAGCCTCCTCGTCAGGTGGGCTGACGAGGGGGCAATGACTTTAGCGCATTGCCGCCATGAAGGCGGCTTCGTTCAAGGCTTTATTTTTGATCGCTTGCGCTACGCGCTCATCCACCGTGCCTGGTGTGTAGAACAAAACGCGCTGGCAGGGCTGCGTCTGGCCCCGGCGATGGATGCGCCCAATAGACTGAACGTACAGATCCGCTGACCACATAGGGCTCATATGGATCATCAGGCGGCACGATCCTTGCAGGTTCAAACCCATCGACATGGACTTAGGGTGACCGATCAATACCGAAATCAAACCCGCATTGAAGTCGGTAATGTCCTGCGCCGTGGCCGTTCCTGCGCCGCCCAGAACCGGAGCGTTAGGGAAAGCGGCCATGAGCGATACACGCTCGAATTCGTAGTTGTACGTGATAATGACCGGCTCATCCAATTCGCTGACGTAGTTCACGATAGCGTCAATCTTGTTGGTGCTAGACCAGACAAGCCGATCCAGATTTTCGTGATCGGGGTTATCCTCGTCCACCGTGAAGTACAGACCGCCAGCGGCAATCTGCGCGAGCTTCGACGCACGAACGGCAGCGTTAGGCGCGATGACTGTACCCCATACGTCGTTCTTTTCCATCGATCGATACACGTCCTCGCCCTCAGGCGATAACGGCACGGCATAGGTTTCTGTGGTCAGCAACGGCAGCGAATCGATGTAATTCTGATCATCGGCACGGAACACCAAGTTCTCCAACTTCTGCGTGATCTGCGCTACAGAGTCGGGTTTAGCGATCCAGTTATAGCGCATATAATCCGTGGGGTAGAAATAGGTTTCCATGAAACGAGTCTTGCGCGTTCCCAGCGCAGCGCCGTCGTCCAATAACAGCGCTTGACCGTAGATATCGATCAAGTCTTCCGCAACCGGCGTGGCGCTCATTCCACAGCGCCAACGCAGTTTGGGCACCCAGTTTCGTAACAGTTTAAATAACGTCCCGCCTGAGGTCTTGAGCTTAGTCATTTCATCGATCAGTAAACCGTCAAACTCATCACCGTATTGAGCAATGAGCGTCTTAGCATTCTCAAAATTGATAACCACAATGGATGCGCTCGACTGCACCGCTTTTTCACGTTGCTTAGGTAAACCGCAGGCAATGGCGACATCGTAAGAGTTGAGGTGCGACCATTTATAAATCTCGTCAGCCCACGTACAGGTAGCAACCCGCAGAGGCGCGATCACCAACGCGCGCTTAATTACGTTGAGCTGAATAAGCTCTGTCAGAGCGGTAAGACCGACAATGGCTTTACCAAAGCCTAGCCCTGCAATCAGCAGGGTTTGATCGTGTTCAACGAGATGCGTAATCGCCGCTTGTTGTTCGTGGGTCAGGTGTTGAGGTGTTAGCATGTAGTGATGACTCTATGACATGAATAGCGTCATCATATGTGTCACACACGGCGACTTGCAAGCCTGCGGCACGCATTTCGTTTAACGATAAAACCTGGAGTGACGACAGACGCCCTGTGCCTTTGGGGTTTTTAAGTTCAAGGAATAAGACTTTAGCGTTTTTTGCTAACATGAGATCAGGAAACCCGGAATAGTTGACAGCAATCAGCTTGCGTGTGAATATGCCATGAGTTCTGGCATATTTAATCACACGTTTTTGTAATTCCGCTTCTGTCAAGAGGGTCACCGTGTCACTGCTTATAAACCGCACTCGAGGCAGCATGAAATCGGCGGGGATTACGTTATCCCCCGTCGAGTTGTCCATGCTGACGACGCTTCAGGGCGTTTACAATGCGAACCGCTCGGAGATTATCCGCGCGGCGGTTCGCGCAGCTTACGCCGATTACGTTCAATCATGCGCCGATCAAGGATCTGCGCCTAATCAAATGTCTTTGTTCGAGGAAGCTCCGTGAAACATTATACCTTCGGCGGCAGCACCGCTGCGCGTACGTTAGAATGTCCTGCTTGGGTTAACATTGCAGCCAAAGGCCCGAAGCTAGATCGCAGCAGCGCGGCGGCTGATCGAGGCACCGCGATGCACGGTATCCTCGAACAAGCTTTTGATCAGTTTGTGACGGTTGCCGAGGTGTTGGGTCGCGCGCCCCATACCTTTTCCGAATACGACGTTGAGCAGATGCTGGCGGCTGAAAGGGCCGTACAAAAACTGTTCCAGCAGTATCAGATTTACGACTATGCCGTTGAGCCTACGTTTGAATTGAGCGATCAGGTGGGTGGTAGCACCGATCTGATCGCAACCGGCGCTGACGTGTGTTTGGTTATTGATTACAAGTTTGGACGCACAGCAGTAGACGCGACCAGCAATAAGCAATTGGCTTTCTATCATATGCTGGCAGGCAAAGACCCGCAGTACCGTGACATGACGTACGGCAAACGATTTATCGGGGTGATCGTGCAACCTGCGATTAATTACGAACCGCAACTGTACGAGTACCCGCCGCTGGAGGTGGACTATTTTGAAACCGGCATGATGCTGGCAATAGAAATGGCGCGAGGCGGTGAGACGCGCCCTTCGGCAGGTGACCACTGCGAATGGTGTCCGGCTGTGCCCTATTGTTCCGCGAAACTGAACGAGGCGGCTGCGGTGATCGAAGGCGCTTTTGACCCGATGAAAGATCTGAGTAAAGCGTTATCGATGCTCGAACCGTTAAAGGTTTTTATCGCCTCGGTAGAGTCGGAGGCGCTCAACGCCATGAGCCAGCAGCACGAAATCCCCGGCTGGAAGCTGGTTGCGAAGAAGAAGTTACGAAAGTGGGCTTCGGAGAGCGCTGCGTTGGTAGCGTTGAAAGAGGCAGGCTACAGCGAAACCGATCTTTTGACGCCAGGCGAACTTAAAAGCCCTGCACAATTAGATAAATTTTTAAAGAAATCACCAATTGAATTTGATGTGGCCCATTTGCTCGACACATCAGAACCGGGAGTGACCATCGCTCCTGAGTCAGACCCCCGAGCGAAATACATTGTTAATAAGGAAAATGCAAATGCTTCCAGTCATTAAAGGTTCTGTAGCCGATTTGGCTTCGTCGTTCAAAGTCGCACAGGTGAATACGCAAGGCGCGTCGGAAGGCACTTTGGCCGGTTTTTTGAAGTTTGACTTCAAAGTTGGGTCGTGGTCGTTTGGCCGTGACGGCGATGACGTTACTGAGGACTACGTTGCGATCAACATTCGTACGTTCGCGCACGGTTGGAAATTGTACGCCAACGGCAATTTCACCAGCGTGCTGGTAGCGATCACCGAAGCCGAGCCACCTTGCCCACCTCCGGTAGGCGACAAGCACGCTTCGGCGGCACGCGCCTTCGCGGGTGCTTTCTGGGACAACGGTAAGCCAGGCGAACAGTTGATTTTTGAAACCAACAGCTACGGTGGTCGAAAGGCCGTGAACGATCTGATCGAGGCGGTGAAGTCGAAGGTCATGTCGGGTGGTACGTTCTTGTTTCCCGTGGTGCAGCTAAATTCTGATAGTTACAAGAATCAGAAGCACGGCAGCACCATTCACAATCCGGTTTTCAAGATTGTGGATTGGGCTGACGAGAACGGAGTAGCCGAGTCTAAGCAGGTCAATGCAGAAGCGCCGGAGTTGCCGACGCCGCCTGCTGCTCAATTCCCTGCCGCAGGGCCTCGTCGCCGCCGTGTAGTGGCTTAAAGGAGTAGGGCGGTGAAAGCCGCCCTTTTTATTTCGGAGTTAAAGAATGAACCGCGATGACATCATTCGACTGGCGCGTGAGGCGGGATTTCTTTACGTTAGCGATCCAGAAGACCCTGTTTTGATTACCGACGATCCCGACTGCATTGTCACAGCGGAACTTGAACGCTTCGCCGCCCTTGTCGCTGCCCATGAGCGTGAGGCGTGTGCGCAGTTGGTGGAACACATCTACAAAGCGGGTGGTGGAACGTATGGCGACGCCATCCGTGCGCGGGGGTAAGCAATGCGAGTACTAGTAGCGTGTGAGTTTAGTGGCGCGGTTCGCCGCGCCTTTGCGGCATTGGGTCATACTGCATGGTCATGTGATCTATTGCCTTCTGAGGATGATTCCCCTTTTCATATTGAGGGCGATGTTAGGACAGTATTAAACGACGGTAACCCATGGGATTTGATGATTGCACACCCGCCCTGCACTCACTTGGCTGTCAGCGGCTCGCGATGGTTTAAAGACAAACAAGCCGAACAGGCCGAGGCGCTGGAATTTGTGCGGGTTTTACTGCAAGCACCTATCCCTAAGATTGCGTTGGAAAATCCGATATCGATTATTAGCAGCCGCATCCGCAAGCCGGATCAGATTATTCAACCGTGGCAGCACGGTCACGGAGAAACTAAGGCTACTTGTTTGTGGTTAAAGAATTTACCTAAGCTTATGCCTTCCGATGTTGTGGAAGGTCGTAAGCCTAAAGTGCATTGGATGTCACCGGGGCCAAATCGGTGGCGAGAACGTAGTCGAACTTACGAAGGCATTGCTAAAGCAATGGCAGAACAATGGGGACGATAGGTTTAATTTGTTTGGTCGGTATTGTTTTATTGCTGATAGAAATGTGGTTGCCTGATCATCCAGAGGATGATGAATGAAAAAGAAACCGGATTTAGTGAACTCCCCTCCGCATTATCGAAACAACGGTATCGAGACTATTGATGTGATTGAAGCGTGGGGCTTGAATTACCGTTTGGGTAACTGCGTGAAGTATTTATCTCGCGCCGGTAAGAAAGGGGATCGTTTACAAGATTTGGAAAAGGCGTTGTGGTATCTATCGCGAGAGATTGATAAAAGCCGCAAGCCATGATTTTGTCTATCGATTTTGAAACTGCCAGTCACGTTGATCTGTTTAAGTTAGGGGTTTATCACTACGCCCAAGACCCCAGTACTCGCGTGCTGATGATGGGGTGGGCGCTGGATGAAGAGCCCGTTGAGGTTTGGACACCGGATCAGCCGTTCCCCACACGGGTTATTGATCACGTTCGCCAAGGTGGCGAGATTCGCGCGTGGAACGCACAATTTGAACGGCTCATCTGGTGGTACGTACTGGGGCCGGATTTAGGGTTACCGGAGCCGACGTTAGAGCAGTTTCGGTGCAGCGCCGCACGCGCCCGAGCGCACGGAATGCCTGGCGCATTAAAAGATTGCGGCAAGCTGTTGGATTTACCCATTCAAAAGCAGGAAGCCGGTCAGCGGTTGATCAAAACCTACTGCACGCCAGGCCACAAAATCGAGATCCCGCCCGAGGATTTAGCGCTGTTTATTGAGTATTGCAGACGCGATGTCGAGGTTGAGCGTTTGATCTGCACGGTGCTACGCGATCTGACCGAGTATGAATGGCACGACTATTGGGTTAATGAGCGCATTAATGACCGTGGAGTGCCGGTGGATACGCAGTTTGCGCGAGCGGCTCAGGTGTACGGCACGGCGGTCAAAGCCGAGGTCAATGCGTCTCTACGGGCTTTGACGTTTGGAGCCGTAGCGAACGCGCGCGAGCGCAGTACTCGCAACCAATGGCTACAGGAGCATCTAACACTTTCGCAGTTGGAGGCTATTACCGAGAACGGTGTCTTGCGATTCAGTCAACCGCACCGTGACATTCTGCTAGCGCGCGACGATTTAACGTCCGAGGCACGGACGTTTACGGAACTGGTAAACGAGGCTGGAGGGGCAACACTGCAAAAGTACCAAAGCTTCGCCGAGCGCGCCGTAGAAGGTCGCTTGCATGGAGCTTTTCTGTTTAGCGGCGGCGGTCAGACAGGCCGGTACAGCAGCATCGGCATTCAGTTACACAATCTGCGTCGTGACGTGTTTGAGAACCCGCAGGAGGTCATCGATAAGATCTTTACGGGAGAGCCCATTGAGAATCCGGCCAAAGCGTTATCGCGATTGATTCGCAGCGCTATCTGGGATGCTCAAGGACTGGTCTGGATCGATTACTCGAACATTGAAGGGCGGGTAGCGCCGTGGCTTGAAGGCTCGATCTGGGGTGGGAAGAAGGTGCAGCTTTTTCGCGATGGCGTAGACCCCTACATCTTTAACGCCAGTCAGACGTTTCACGTCCCGATGGATCAGGTGACCAAACAGCAGCGACAGGCGGGTAAGGTGCAGGAACTGGCCTTGCAGTTTGGCGGGGGTGTTGGTGCTTTGCAGCATATGGGAGGCGCGTACGGGCTGGAGATTACCGAGGAATACGGACGCACGTTACGCGATGCGTGGCGCACCGCAAACCCGTGGATGCAGAGTTTTAGCTCGGCGTTGGAGACGGCGGCTCTTAGTGCGTATCACTCACCAGGCAGTTGGTACGACGCAGGGCGTATCAGCTACGCCTATGACGGTACAGACTGGCTGTGGTGTCGGTTACCTTCTGGTCGATTGTTAGCGTATCTGCATCCCCGTTTAGAGGATTTAGAAACCCCGTGGGGCCGCAAAACAGCACTGACCGTAGTCTGGGGTGGGAGCCGCCCTAAAGTTGGCGAGCCGTGGCCTCGACGCGCTTTGCACGGGGGTTTGCAGATTGAGAACTGCACCCAAGCTGTTGCGGCTGATCTGTTACGTGACGCGCTATCCGAGTGCGATCATCACGGTATTGAAGTCGTTGGACACGTTCACGATGAAATCATCGCGCAGAACACCACGCCCGAAGCTTTGAAGCAAATCTTAATGACTCCCCCCGACTGGACTCAAGGTTTACCGATTCAGGTCAAAGTCGAGAGCGGTACGCGATACGGCAAATAACCCTTGCAATGCAAAGCGGGTCGGCCTATTATTAACGCAAGCATTTTAGGAGATGTTATGACAGACGATACAACTAAGCCACCTATTCCTCCTTCTATTAGCAAATACCTAAGCAAAATAGGACGACGGGGTGGTATCAAAGGCGGCGCTAAAACGGGTTTGTGCAAGGCGCGTAGCGCCGATCATTACAAGTTGATGGTAGAGAAACGTATTGCCGCTAATCGCGCGCGCAAAGCCGCCAAGTTAGAAGCCGAGCGTTTAGCAGCCGAAACGGCGGCAGCATCTAGCAATGAAGAAATTAGTTAAAACCAGTTACACCGTTCAAGAGTACGCGCGAGTATTAAATCGAGCGGCACGAACGTCGTACAAATTAGTTGAAATGACACAGGAAGCTAGATTGTTAAGAAAGTTAGTTAGGGTGTTAGAAAAACGATTAGCTCAATACGAACAAGAGGGGGCAGACCATGACGGAGATCGATCAGTTGATAGCGGAGGCCTTGCGACAGCAGGACGAGATCCAGGAGATAGCGAAGCAGACTCAAGCTGCTGCGCCCACGAGCAAACGATTAACCGTGCCGTTAAAGGCTCCGGTTGAGCCGGTAGTCGAGCCGAAAATGGATTTAGATTCTCATGGCTGGGAAGTCGCTCGAGCCGCGATGAAAGCGCGGGACTCGTACAAAGCTCAAGCAGAAGCGGCCATGCAACGCGAATCCGAGCTGCAAGATGATTTGTCTCGCTTGCGTAACACCGTGGCACAAATGCAAAACGAATTAAAAGACGAACGGCTTATGGTTGACGTATTAAGCAAATCACTTAAAAACATGGCAAGGAGAGTCCCATGATATCCGATGAAGGGTTGTATTTTTTCATGGCGTTTTTGGGTTGTGTATTTGCGTATTGCGTCATTACGTTATTTTTAGAGGTAGTTGTCAGTCTTTTTTATAGCCTTTGCAACTCGTATAACCGATATCGATGGCGACAAGAAAAACGGTGGCGCAGCAAAATGCGAGATAAATTGTGAAAGATCTAGCAGATCTTTTACGTGCGCCCGTGGGCCGATCCTTTGAGCTGGTTGAGTACACCGACGGGGCGTTGCGTGACCCGGTGCGAGTAGCGGCGGCAAACGAAATTGAAAGACTGGTGAAGGTTATTGAGGGGTTTGCGACGCACTGGGCTGACTGCGAATTGGTGGGTACGGCACGAAAGGACGCGCGTTGTACCTGCGGCTTGGAAAAAGCGCTACGGGGGCGCAACGATTAACGGTTGCTGTGTTTTACGTATTACTGGTATCGTGCGACATCCAACAGGGGAGTCGCTATGACCAAACCGGAACGAGAGATAAACGAGTTTATGCGTTATATCGGCGCGCTAGGCGGTAAAGCCAATGGCGACCGCAAGCGTCGTTCGCCTGAACATTATCAAAAGATGGTGGCGGCTCGCCAGGCTAAACGGGAAGCGTTAAAAACCGAGAACGTATTGGATCCCGCCAAGATGGCGATCAATCTATTACGGTGACGACAGTTCTCGAGCCCAATCTTGTAGCGCCTTAAACCGTGCGCTATCGCGCTCGCAAGCCGCTATCGTATTAGCGATCAGTTCGTCGGTTGCGTTGACCGTTGGGCTAACTGGAGTAGCAGGGGCGAGGCTTCCGGCGGGGTTAGCAGGAGCGGGGGCGGGGGTACTAGGATGGGGCGTGGCTGCACGTTGGGCTTCGTAGCGCAGCACCCACTGACGAATATCATTACTAAGCTGATTAACAGTGGTTTGGCTATTTTGATATTGTTCATTAATCGTGTCCGTGATTTTTTGCGCTTGCGTATGTTCAACAAGCGCCTTTTGATTACTATCCGCGATAGCCGTTTGCAGGCTTATGACTTTAGCTCTGTACGTCTCTACTTGCCAATGTTCTACCCCAATAACGGCAAGCATTAACGCGATTACGCCAATCCACCAGTATTGGATAAAACCGATCATGGATCTTTTGCTGCTACTAAAAAACCAAAAACGGTAACTAACGCACCAAAACCGTACCCGCAAAGAGCGTATAGCTTAGGGTGATTCTCAAACAAAATGGCTACTTGAGTAAAATTTTGATGTAGATACGTTAGCATCATGGCGATTAATCCTAGCGTCTTAACCTTGTGGTTTTTCCACCATTGTATGCAAAAGTTTTTTACCATTTGGCTAACTCAATGGCTTGAGCAATAAGTTCATCCGAAAACGGCTGACTGCCTTGTTCTCGTTTAATGATCGCAGGAATGATGTGAGGCAGCATCTCTACAGTGTCTAGTAATTCGTCAGGTTGAACGCCGCAAGCATGACACACGTCAGCGATGTAACTAGGCGTATCGTTGTGGTCTTCCGGTGGAGCCCATTTGGTAATGATCTCTGAAACCGTATCAATACCGTAGCTTGCGTAAGTAATCAGATTACGAGCTAAAGCTCGAATGCCGTAAAGTGGCGAAATAAACGCCACGAAATCAGGATCAGGCTGAACATCAGCCTGACCCTGCCAAACCACAGAAGAACGACGAATGTTCCCTGGGTTATTGATTTTCAATCCGCGAGACATTAGCTGCTAGCAGGAACGTCAGCAGAAGCGTCAACAGAAGCGTCAGCAGAAGCGTCAGCAGAAGCGTCAACAGGAGCCGGAGCCTGCTGGACTGGGAAAGCCGCCGCCAGCTTGTTAAACACGCTCACAGCCTGCACCACAAAGCCCCAGTTGGTGCGATCTGCTGCCAGAATCGAATCCAAAACGGCCTGTGCTTCCTGCACGGTTAAATCAATCGTTGCCATTGTCAATTTTCCTTTTAGGTGGTTAAAACTATCCGCGACCATGCGGTTCCATTATCAAAAACGGGGCATTTTACCGTGCCGCCGCCAGTTGAATTAATAGTTACTACGCTCGTGCCGCCGATAGGACTAACCGTAATTTTAGTGCTTGCGACAATTAGAGTAACACCAGATCCCGAACCCGATACGATATAAACCGGCAGAGCGGCAGTCGATTTTTTATCCAATTAACCAATGCGTTCCGTCACTATACACCGGAACGACGTTTGCGCCGCCGCCTACAACAATCTGTCCAAAATTTCCGGCTCCTGCTACGGTGGAATCGCTCACCATGCGACTGGCTCCCGTGCTAGCCGAAGCTAGGGGCAGTCCCGCCACTGTAGTTAAAGGGCCTGTAGTAATGTAAACCGGGATCGCTGCTTGCGATTCGGTAATTTGATTAGGGGGATTAGATGGATTAATAGGCATGATTGTTCCTTAGTGACCGTAAGCAAACCAGAACGTACCATCGCCACTATCGCCGTTAGACATAGAGAAGTACGTGGTAGCTACACTATAAACTTTTACCGTACCGTTTTGCGGAGTGGCAGTTAACTGCACGCCCCAGCAAGCGTTCGGAAAGGCTGTTGGAAAACTTACATTAAAAACCGTATTACCTGGCGGCGCGTTAGTGGTAATACCCCATTGCAATATTAAACCGCCGGGAAGAACCTGATATCCGTTAGCGGAAAGAGATTGCTGACCCGTTCCTGATCCTAACCAACTTAACGACGTTCCGTTAAAACCTAGATACGTATTTGCGGTTGTTGGTGGCGTTAACCGAGTAACGGTGTTTCCCGCCATATACAACACAGAATTGTTAAGCGAACCGCCTATCGTAAAATTTCCCGCGCTTAATTCAAATCCGTTTGAAAAAGTCGGAGTATTATTAAAATTAAGGTACGCGCCGTTATTGACAGTAGTGCTTGCTGTGGACGACAGCGTTAGCGTTCCGCTAATAGTCGTATTATTTGTAGTAGTAAAATTGGCATTAGCCGATACGGTTAACGCGCCGCTAATTGCTGTAGCGCCGCTAATGTTGGTGGCGGCTAACGAAGTAGTGCCGCTAAACGAAGTAGTGCCGCTAAAGGTGGCCGTTCCCGTAACATTAGTCGTAGTTAGATCGGTGACTGCCGAGCTTTGCGCTATCAAATTTCCGTAGTACAGGATTGAGCCGCCAAATATGGCATTGTGTCCTGCGTTGAAATTAAAAGCGTTGTTCATGGTCACTGTGCCATTAAACGTGTGATTTCCTGTCCACGTTGGCACAATAGATTGACTTAAAGCAGGCGCACCATCAGATCGAATAGCCGTAGTGGCGGTGCCGTTAACCGCCGTTAATCCAATCAGCGCCGTAGGGTTACCAAAGATAGCGGCTGACTGAAGAAAATTCTGCATATCACCGGCAGTCAATAACTGACTAAAAATGGATCCGGCTAACCAACTTTGTGCCGTAGTTCCCTGCTGACCTCGAACGGCGGTAAAAGTATCACCACTAACTGCCGTCACTAATACGATTTCATTGCCAGGACTTCCGTCAGCATGAGTTATGGTGGAGTAAAAGGCTTGCCCTGTGGTGATTGCAGGAAAGAACGAAGCCGTGCCGGAAGCTACCGTAATAGCGGTGGGGCTGGGGCCGGAAGTAATGCCTGCCGCTAACGTGGTAGTGGCATTATTCGCGTAGGTTAGGATAGTCATGTTAGTCCTTACTCAAAAAGTTTGTGCAAATAATGACCAATTAAGGCTCCTGCCGCCGCACAAACAGCGGCTATGGTTGCCATGACACCTTTGTCTCTTTGCATATAAGCCGTGACCACTTCCATTTTATTCGTTAGCGTTTCTACGGCTAAGGCTAAATGTCGTATCTCCGCGCCCATTCGAGCGTTGCTTGCAGTCAATTCCATGATCTGCGCGCTAACCGTTCGCTCATCCATGCCCCTTAGCCCCTTATGGTTAGCCGATATACCAAGCGGTTCCATCGCACCAGACCGGGGCAAAATTGGCTCCCCCGCCAGTTACCGCTACGCCAAAACTCCCGACGGCGGCTACGGTTGAGTCGCTGACCATTGAGCGAACTCCCTGCGAGCTTGCTGCCGACGGAAGCGTAGACACGGTAAACAGGCTGCTAGGCTGTCCCCAAGTTGTAACACCTGCCCCAGTGTTGATTAGAGCTTGACCTGCTGAACCTGCGTCAGTGGGTAAAACAATTTGATAATCGGCTGCTGTAGATCCAGCATTTATAGTAATAACGTAGGACGTAGTTGCGTTAGCTAATTTAAGCAATCCGCTATTGGTTCCGTTAGCTGGAACGCCAACGTATACGCCATTTGCTGCTACTACATAGCCAGTACTGGTTGCATCAACGCCAAAAGGAGCCGTAGGCAGTCCAGCACCGGCAAACAATGAACCATCGACCTGAATACTAGCCGTAGGGGTTGAAAACGAACTAACGGTAAACAACATATAACCGTTGCCGCCGTTGTATTTATTTTCAAGTCCTACGGTTTTACCTTGCCCACCTACTGTACCGCCCCAAACATCACCCGATACGCCACTCATGAAGATCGCGCCGCCATAAGCGTCTTCTGAACCACCAAAATAATATCGGCCAATGCTGATAGATGAAGGGCCGTGATCCTGCCCAATCGCTGTATTATAAATTCCGCCATCCGCGCCTTGTGCGAGGCTAGATCCAGCAAAGCTGCCGCTATTATTGTATTGCAGGGTTAAAGATGCGCCGCCCGGAGAGCCGCCACCTACCGCTACGCCATTGATGTAAAGACCCGTGGCGTTCAATGTGCCAGCGCCAAATGGGCCACCCGATGCGGTTCCTAATGTAATGCTGTCGTCTGTATTAATTTTTAAAACACTATAACCGCTTGAATTGTCTTCAATTGCAAATCCGGTCGTTGTGGAATGTAAATCCCATATTGTTCCGCCTGCGATTTGAACAATAGTTCCGGCAAGACCCGCGCCGCCAGCATTACTATTGAAAATAACATTGGGTGCAGAATCGTCATACGCCGAAAATTGCGCCGACTGAATTCCCGCTCCTTCTGATGCTGCCGAAAAAGTTCTTTGAACAGAAAGATCGCCAGCCGAATAAACTGTTAAATATTTTGCGACAACTGCGCCTGAGCCATTAGTAGTAAAATTAGGATCGCCAGCAAAACTGCCAGCATTATTATATTGGATGGTTCCTTGACTTCCTCCCGGAGTGCCTCCACCACCTGCTGCATTGATCGTTACTGTTCCTAGTCCGTTGCTAGGACTAATGGTGACATTGGTTCCTGCAAGGATTTGAGAAACGCCGCCGCCCCCGCCCCCGCCAGCTACCCATGAAGTAACGCCGGTACCGTCAGTAGACAATACGTATCCCGCAACACCGGCAGTTGGGGGTAATACTAACTCCCACTCAGTGCTGCCTTCAGAATTGGAAGGTGTGATCAACACACGCCCCACCGGAGCGCCAGCTAAAATCAATTGCCCTGCGGTGGTGCCAATAGCGCCCACTTCCAACTGACCGTTAGCAAACGTCAATAAGTTAGAAGAACCAAACGCTCCGTCAACATTAATTTGAACGTAACTATTTTGTCCTGACGGTGGGGTTGCGCTACTAATGGTCAAATTAGTATTGTTGCCGGTAATAGTAGTATTGGTACCAGCAGTTAATTCTAGAACGCCTGTGTTGGTTACTGTGACATTGCCGGTATTTTGATTAACTGAAATACCCGCACCCGCTAAAATTTCGCTAACACCGGAGTTAGCTTCTAGCGAAATAGTGACTGCGCCTGTAGCGCCACTTAAAACAACATTAGACCCTGCAAGAAGTTCAGTAACACCTGTGTTAGCAATAGTCGCTACACCGCCTGCTGTTGATACCGCAATACCCGTTCCGGCTGAAGCGCCTTGCAAAAAAGACCCTGCGTCATACGCTGTGTAATATTGAGATACTAAAGTTCCCGACGGCCAAGATTGCGCTGCCGTGCCTTGTTGAGCGCGATCCATTACTAAAATTTCGTCGCCCGATATAGACGTGACAAAAACGATTTCGGACAGCAACCCTGTCGCGGCATCATTAAAGGTCATGTAAAAACCTTGACCTGCGCCTGGTGCCGGAAATTTAGATCCCGTACCCGCAGCGAGGAAACAAGAGGTATCTGAAGGCCCGATGCTAGAGGCGAGGGTCGAATGCGCGTTATTCGCAAAAAGTAATTCAGTCACAAGTTTGCTCCCGCTAAGTTAGCACTAAGCTGAAATTGTATTGGAATGGCAGCAAAACTACACGGGCTCCAATTGCCGCTTGCAGTATAGGTGCCGTAGGGTAATTAGCTAAAGGCACAGTTATTACAACCGTGGTTGAGTTAGTAAAGGTTACACTGATGTCATACGTTTGTTCAGGGTATAGGAACCCAAACGGCGTTAAAAATCGCCATACGCGACGTTTGAGCCATCGCACCGTAAATTGATAACCATCGCCCTTAAAATTGTTCCATTGAATGATGCGTATGTAGTCTTCGTCAGAAACCGGCAAAAACTCGCCGCTTGTGATGGTTTCATACGCATTGTAGGGCAGCGTATTAATTTGAAACGTATTAAGAGGGCCTAATGGTCTGACGGTATAAACCGGCAAACTTTGATGCGGTTCACCGTAAAGCCCCAATCCAACCCAATCGAGTAAAGCTCCCGCTTGAATGCGGTAGTTGGGCAAATTAAGACCATTAAATTGATTTAACTGCTGTTGGCTTAATTGATTGTAAGCGTCAAAAAATGCCGGAATATTCTCATCCGAGGCATATTGTTGAAACGGGTAAGCAGGCAGTTGCGTGGTAATCACGGCGCGGAGTTAATCACGGTAATAGCGGAAGCCGTGGTCGAAAAATACCCTTCAGGATTTCCGTAAATCAACACCGTCCCCGATTCAGGCGGTACTTCTACGCCATTGATAAACACATTAAACGCAAGCGATAGATAATTAGTAGGCGCGATAGTTCCGGCGGTTGCATTAATAAATACCGTCTGCAACTCAATGAGGCTGATAGGTTGCCCTACGTAAATATTATTAATGTAATCGGCTAACGGTTGCGTTACTAATGCAGCCACTACCGCGTTAGCCACAAAATTAGAATCTGCGATAGTTAACCAATACGCAATTACCGTAACGCTTTGCCCTACCGGATTAACAAATTCTATAACATACGAATCAGGGTAATCCTCAATAGTAATACTTTGAGTCGTGCCGCCTGAATTAATAGCAATTGGGGATCCCGAACTGCCTGCCGTTTGCGAAACGCTGACTTCATACGTACCCGTCCCGCCAGTGCCCGTAAACGGCGAAGTCGGCGACAGTGCGGTTATGCGAGTGCCTGCGGTCACTCCCACCCCGTAGATTTGAGAATCGATACCCAGAACGCCGGAGGTGGCCGTTGTTACGGTTAGCGTAGTACCGGAAATGTACCCTGCACCTACAAAAAGCTGACTGCCTTGGAGATCTATAATGTTAAACAACGCACTGTAGATAGCGTAAGCCACCGCATAAGGGTCGCCGCCCCCGACAATAATTTCCCAGCCGCTGGTTACGGCTCGAATAGCAATCTGGTTGCGTACAACACCAGGCACATTTTGCAAAGCCGTCCTAAGCAGCGTAGGAAGCCCTGTGGCGACCGCTCGGCCAGCTTGGATAACTTGTACCTGATAGTCAGTTAAAGTCTGTGCTGCTTGCGAGGGAATGCCTTGCGTAGGGTTGGTGACCGTTAACGTGATACCCGAAGGGACGCTGGTAATTAACTGCGTCACCGAGTTAGCCGGTACCGCCCAAGACCCCGCTTGCGTAGCTAGACAATACGTAGGATTGCTAGTACCGCCAGCCCCAATAACGGTGCCGTCCTGTACAGCGTATTGATACGTGCCGTCACTGACAATAAAACCTACGTTAATAACAAAACCAGGCGTACCGCTAAAAACCACGTCAACTTGCGTGTTATAGCCCACGCCTTGCTGAACGCCGTAAACCGCGCCTAGTTGGTAAAGAATCGTAGGATTGGCGGTATAGGGGCTGATGGAATTCACCAGATCCACAAAAGCCGTATTCGTAATAGCCAACGACCCCGCGCTGGTGGCGTTCATATCGCCAATCAGATTAGGCGGTAAACTGGTTAAACCCGGAGCTAGCCCCGAAGCAATCGCCAGCGCTTCAGCCGCTAATGCTGCCGGAGGTGTCGGTGTGTAGGGAGGTGTCAAATCGGCCATGAGTTACCCTTCTCTGATACAAAAGATTTTGCCACGGGTTAGCTCAAGTGGCGACGGTTCCTTGGTAAATTGTTCCCGATAGAAAAATAGCATTGATATCGTACGTGGGGTTCTGCGTATTAGCGAATCGGGACACCACCAAATTTTGAAAATACTGCGAAAACTGCGCTTGCGTTCTAGCGATAGCCGAATCCGGCGCTGTCTGCGATTGTACGGACTGCACAGCCGGTAATCCATAATTAGCGTATAGCGGATTTTCGTTGGTGTTTAAAAGCAATGCCTGAATTAGCGTCGTCAAATAGACGTACCCGTTTTCGCCATTAGCATCAGTGCTAACTTCGACCCAGACATTGGGAGCCGTAGTGCCATAGGTTCTCATAAATCACCCGAAGGTTGGTAAAACAGTAATAGGTGGAATAGTGATATGGCAATTTTTGATATTGCTTTCTGTCGCAGCAATGGCAGCTAACAAAGACTCAATAGACGCAGCTAACGCAATTACTTGCGCTGCATACTGTTCATAAACAGCTAATTGCGGCACAAGATACGTAGTGATGTAATTATTAATCCACGTCACGGCAGCAGCCGGATTTTCAATAACTTCAACTAACGCCAATACAGGTTGAATCAGAGCTTGTTGAGCAATCAAACCGCAAATGTATTCATTTAAAGAAGCCACAATCAAATTAACTTGTTGTTGCAATAACCCGCAAGCGTCAACAGCTTGAAACGTGTCAGAGTTGGCTTTTGGAAAAGCTAACAATAAGCTTTCCATTTGCGTAATCGCATCTTCTAATGCTCGCAAATTGATGGGGCCAAAAGGCAAACAGTTATAGGATGCAGTCATTAGATTCTCTTAAATAATGTTAGTGACTATTCCATTTTGAACTTGAACAGTCTGTCCTGACGACGTAGTAAAAGTTCCCGTTGCGCCGTTAGCAACATTTAAATTATTAGTGCAATTGACATTAAGTGCATCTAAATAAATAGGTTGAGAGTTAGGAGCTGTAATTACTACTGCGCTTGGGTTAATGGTTGTCCAATTAGTATTGCTGATGGGCAAGAAAACTAAAGCACCTAAATTGCTGGGTAGAGCTAATGGAGCCAAACCCGTGCCTAGGCCAGATATACCGCCTAGTCGAGCATCAGCCGGAACCGCCAACCCCGAATCGCCCGTTTGAATAGGCAATTTAATGTATACCGACATCGCAACCGGCATAGTAACCTGGGGTATGGTATAGCCTGAATTTTGTTCTATCTCAAACGCAACCGTGACCATAGGCCACTGAACGGACACTACCGTGCAGGGTAAGGCCTGTCCGGCTCGTTGTTGATTGTCTTCTACCTTTTGCTGCGTGAAATTATTCATCGTCAGCGCAAAAGGTGTTTTAGTTACGTTACCGCCTGCCATTTTTAAGGGCTCGTATTAATTGGAGAAAAAAGTACGTCTACCACGGTTTTCCAGCTATCCCCGTCTAGCTGACGTGAGTTACCTAGATGTCGAACTCGATTGACTCGACCCGTTCCCGTAAAAATAGTGTTATCTCGATAACGCGACCATGTTTGCGCGCTATTGGTGGCTAAGAAAACAGGCAAACCAATAACAATACCCGGAACTAAATCGCTGCGCGCCACCATATCAAATTGTATGGACGCAAAATCAATCCACGTTGGCTGCGCTACAAAGTCGTTTAAATTAAGAATAATCGACGGAGTTTGATTAACGCTATTATCGGTAACGGTAAAGACGTTATTGGACAGACTTAAACGAACTCCGGTGTAATTTGGATCACGAATAATGGCTTTAGACGTGTCATACAGATACGCTGCGTACTGTTGTAAATTAGCGTAAAACCCCGGTTGCGTTTCGGTGTACACCAGCTTGTTGCTAATATTGACGTTAACCAAATAGCCAGGAAACGCCGTGGCTAGCGTCTGTTTAATGGTCTGAGCCATCGTAGTGCCTTTGACCCAGCTAAATGAAATATTCTTGGGCTGGAAAGGCGTTGTAACTAATCCGGTGACGATCAGATCTAAACTCAATAGCGTGCCTTGAAAATTTCCAAAAGCTTGAAAAACACTACCCGTTAACACTAACCCTGAAAATTTGGACTGAGCTGTTGCTAATGGCAAGCCGGGACTCATACCTATACGGACTTCAATCGTTTGATCCAAAAAGTTAACGGATTGCGATATATCGTTAAAATCAACACCCCAAATACGAATCCAGCTATTTCCGGTAGGTGTGCTTAATTCGGATACTTGAATGTCAAATTCAACTTTTAAAGCAGCCCCGTTAATAGGACTGGTGACTTGCCCATCTGATGTTGATGAGTAGCGTTTAATAAGCTGCCCGTTAGCGCTATTGAATATGGCAATGTCGTAATATCGCATCAGCCTATCTCAAAATTTTGAGAACTTTGTCGAAATACAATAGGCGTAGCAAAGTAACCAAATGCCATATTGATGGAATAATTGTCAGGGGAATTCATAACAGGAACGCAAAACACTACGACGTTTTGTTGCGTATAACACGTTAAATAATACCGCTGCCCGTAAAGATTCCACGTAACCGTTAACGTGTACGATTGTTGATTACCTAGAACATCAGTTAGTGCAGTAGTAAACTGAAAAACTTGATTGGGTTGTTGTACGTAGTGTACTAATACGGTCATCCTGAAGGCCCCCATGACTGGCCGCTAGTTTGCAATCCCATCGACACTTTGTTTAAGAATGTCGATTGTACCGCCCCTGCCTGTTCTTCAGTAATAAGAGGCTTGGTAAAATCCCATTGATACTGCAATTGCACTTGTTTCGTGTCACTGTTCGTAACATCTTTTAAACTGGTTAATAAACAGCCTGAGTAATAGTAAGCCGGAGTTAAAACGTCAAACCAGCCCCCACCCAATATGTGATTATCAATGGTGGCTTTTAACGCGCTCAAGGTTGCCAATTTTTTGGCGTAACTGTTTTGCGGATTATTCTGCACAGGGCAGACCATCAGCATACTAATCGATAAAGGATTTTGCACCACAGCATTGGCCGCGACCGTAAGAGCCGCTAAAGGATATTCTGCAATACCCCAGCTCTCTATAACGCCACCAGGCATCGGCTTAAAATTGGCAAAATATTGATCTAAAGACGGCGGGGTGTACCCGTTTTGTAGGTACACAGATACCGGCACAGCATTACCCGCCCCCGCTACTCCATTAACAAAGAAAATGGGGGATAGCTGAAATGTACGTTGAAAATTAGATCGTCCTGAATTAATCATTACCGCATCCCCATAGCGCTAGACATGGCAGAAGCCGATATGACCGCGCTACCACCTGTATTGTTATTGATCATCAATTCTACTTGATGCGCTGAATACTGACTGCGGGGGTTTTCTACTCGAGCCATTGCAGCCATCAATCGACTGATGGTTGTCGTATCATTTAAATTCAATTTAGCGTTAGCGTCAAAACCCGTTTCTTTAGACACTCGTTGAATATAAGCGCCCGTTGGATTGGAGCTAGGTGGAGCCCAGCGACTAATAATGCTGCTAAGAGTGTCTTTTTTGTAAATATTCTTGTAAATCATTAACTGATCTTTCATGGCCTTAAAGCCTTCTTCATCAGTTTTAAATTTACGGAATCCTTGCGGATCCACTTTGTCAGGATTTAACCAACGGAATAGCCGGTTGGGTGATGTTAAATTACCTGGATTATGGTTGCGTTCAGCGCGAGATAATCCTTTAACTGCCGCATCCGCTGCTACTCGAGCCGCTTGAGGGGCTGCTGCGGTAGCAGCTGAAGCCGCAGCCGCTTTTTGAGCCGCCTCCATCGCGTCTAATCGGGTTGTTGGACTCCGAGATTGATCGGCTGGATTATTAGCCTCTGCGCCACCAAGTGCTTCATTAATATAATTGCCGACAAGGGGTATGTAGCTAGCTGCTTTTCCTATGGCGTGTTTTTCGTAAGTTGAGATTTTACGCATAACATCCATAAGTTCGGCTAAACCTCGCAAAATAGTCTCTAAGATTTTAGCTACCGGAGCTAAATCTTCTAGCACTAAGTTATAAAGACTAGTGCTGAAATATTTCATTGTTTGATATAAGTCACTCCAGATTTTTAAATTATTATCTGTAGTGCTATTCAATGATTTTTGAAGACCCACGGTTTCTTTAATCTGATCGATTTCTTCTTGTCGAGCATTAACTAGCGCTCGACGATCACTTTCCGAAAGCAGTTGATCTATGCCTAAAGCTTTAGCGTAATCCGTAGTAGGATTCTTTTTAGCTTGTTCGCGTATGCCTTCTATTATCTTAGGGAATAGATCAGCGGCTGAACCGTATTTAGCTTCTTCCGTAGTGATAGACGGATTAATAATCCTAAGCTTATTTAACCCTGCATTACTGGTTTGAAGATTAGCAATACCTTCCAACAGACTTTTTGGACTGCTTAAGACCGTGCCGTAGTTATTCTCAATGTTTTGCAATTGATTAGGAGTAACGCCTAACGAGCGAGACTCAAGACGCAAATTAGCTGTCTTTTCTGCAAATTCATATGCTTTTTGCAGTATCGAAGCGATAGCTTCAAAGCCTTCAAAAGCTGCCAGCCCTTTAACTGCAAAATCTAAAAACCGCTGACGACGTTCGTCCAATTGTTTTTTCTCTTCATCAGCTTGCTTTTTAGCTTCCTGCTGACGAGAACGCGCTTCCTTTTCCGCTTTTTTTTTGTTTGCCGCTTCTTCAGCTAGAGTTTTTTTCCGCGCGGCCTCTTGAGTGCGTAGTAACTCACGTTCTTCTTTAGATTTAGCTTTAGCTAAATCTTTTTCGTGTTTTCTACGGGCATCGCTTTCTTTCTTTTCTTCCGCGCGGCGCTCGCTATCTTCTTTGCTTTGGATCTCTCGCTGCGTTTTTTCCAAAGCGCTAGCCGCAGCCTTAGCATCCGCATCTTCTTTTTTGCGTTGCTTTTCTCGATCTTTCTCTATTTCTTTTTGCGCTTTATCAGCCGCTTTAGTTGCCGCTTTAGCGTCAGCATCGTCTTTTCGACGTTGTTCATTAAGAAGCTTTTCAGCTTTTTTAGCTTCCGATTTTGCATTAGCATCGTCTTGCTTGCGTTGTTTTTCTTTTTGTTTTTCAAGCTCGGCATCGGCTTTCTTAGCAGCTTTTTCAGCCGCCGCTTGATCCGCAGCTATTTGCTTGCGTTCTTTTTCTTGAGCCAGTAGTGCTTCTTTTTCTTCTTTAGTTTGAGCTTTGGCTAAATTATCTTCCAGTCGTTTAGCGGAAGCTTTCTCAGTCGCCGCCTGCCGAGCCTCGTCTCGTTTAAATAGCTTGTCAGCTATTTCAGCTAATTTATCAGCCGCTGCTTGAGCCGAGGCTACACCCGCATTTTGGGTATCTGCTTGCGCCGTCTTAACGGCAGCCCACTGAGCAGGAAGCTTATCCAGTGAAGCCTGAAATTGGTCAAATACCGCTTTAAAGTTATCGAATGCTGTGGCATCGACATCAATGGTAATGACTGATTTAGCTTCTTCTGCCATAGCAACTCTCAACTCGAGAAAAAGTTTTTTAACGATCTAATTAAATATCGGTGCCTAAACTCCTGGGCATCTAGCCACTCTGCGCCAAAAGACTCCACAAAATTGGAGAACCCGTCTTCACTTAAGTAGCTAAAGGCACACGCGACGATGTTATCGTCTCCGAAATCTCGGTGTCTGTCGATATCGGCAAGCCAAGTTTGTACTCCGTAGAATTCGAGGAAGTAACGCCCCAATTCCGCAAGGCTGAAGCCATATCCAGAAACCCTTTGACCAACTGTTTTGGCGCTACGAAAGTAATTGCAGTAAAAAAAATCAACGACGATAGCACCTCGCGTTCGCTATCCTCGTCAATAACTTCTTCTTTAATAGCCACCTCAAGCGGAACCGATACCCAACCGGCGTCCGATAAATAAATGACGTTGGTTAATCGCAAAATTTCGTTAACCAGACCCGACTTTACCGTATCCCATGTGCCACGTTCGTCGCATAGTTTCTTTAGCGCGGGATACGCAAGCTGCGGAGCCGAGATCGCCATGTGTACGCTACCGCTTTCACCAAACGATTTGGTAAAAACTAAACCTAGTTCCTCGTAGAACGTCTCGAAGACTTCACGCGAGATAGGCGTGGAATGTACGTGAATTTTTGCGCCGCTTGCGTCATCAATAGTGATGACCAGATTCAGTTTCTTATTAATACGAGGTTTCATACCGACTCCCCGTAGCTTAAAATTTTCCTAGTCATGCGATACCTCCCTCTTATTGCATGATGAGAAGCCCCGGCTGCTGCTAATCAGCCGGGGCTTCGCTTTTATTAAGCGTCAGCCCACAACGACGAGTTGACGTTGTAGACACCACGTAAACGAACAATCAGGCCAGCCTGATTACCATCAAACGTAATTTCTTGTAGCGACATTAAAACGCAGTTATTAAGCACAAACCGACTAAACGTCGCACTGTCACCATAAACCGAGACATCACCCATTGTGGTGTTTAACTCGATCTGTGCTTTGTACGCATCGGCTAAAGCCTGAGTACGCAGCAAGTGCATGGTGACAGTGCCAAACGTATAGGGCTCAGGGCTCGTCACAGCGCCCGTCAGAGTGCCGATTAAAAGCGACGTGTCGCCTTCAAACGCAATCGAAAGGGCCTCTTTGGCGAGATAAGGGGCAGTCACGTTCAACTGGGGGAAGTCGGTGTAAACCACACTACCCCGAAGTCGATTTAGTGTGCCTTGAACAATTTGCGGATTCGGCATTAGTTAGGCTCCTTAAACCGGGAAATTCGTAGCGGTCAGATAGATAACAATCTGACTGAAGCCACGGAGTGGGGTAAACGTGCAAGACAGACCGGCGTAACGACCGATAGCGTAATCGCCAGGATTCTGCTTAATGTACGTAGCGTAAGGGATAGCATTAACTTTAGCTGGGTTAATAATAAGGCCGAAAGCAATAGCATTATTAACCGTAGTTTGAGCTACCGTCTGAAGCGTATTGATACCCGCCTGATCGTAATACAGCGGATTGGTTGGCGTATTGCTGCCATTAATCACCGCATTAGCTAAAGCAATAGCGACGTTAATTGATAGCCAATCAATCGCGTACCAATAGTTGAACGGATTACCACCCTGTGGACTGCTGACATTCACGTCCATAAATTGACCGCCAACGATCAGCGTATTGCTAATGCCGCCTTGCGCGCCCGTTCCTACCCAGTTCAGACCCGCATTTAAATACGTAGTCTGGTTAGCACTGGTTAACGTAGAGTACGGCGTTACGCCATACAGATACGAGAACTGCATAGGCGCAACCAAGTTAATGGAACTTGGCGCGTAGCTTAACGATACGTAAAAGAAAGCTGCGGCACTAAATTCGGTAACAGGTGCGCTAGGGTTTTGAATGACCGCAAATACGGATTTATTGCCCTGCCACGGCGCGTAAGTAGCCGTAGTAGTCGTTACGTAAAAATACGTTTCTGACGTTGGACTATCAAACGTACTTACGAACGTATGCGCGGTCGTTTCAATGTCCCATTCAGAAGGCAACAAGTACGAATAGAAACGAAGGTTTGGCGGCGAATTGGTGATATACGTGTTTAACGCACTTACACCCGCAGCCGTAGTGCCTGCCCCCAACTCAAGCACATACACGGCTTGTGTGCTGCCTTGAGCGAAGAACGTCGTTGCCATTGCAGTCAGCTCGGTGGCTGCTGCGCCGGTACCGATAATAGCGGCCAAATCCGATAACTGAGTAAGCAGCGTGACAGTGTTTGCCGCGCCATTAGTGCCGCCCTGAGTTACCAACGCACCAGTCTTTTGAAGCTGCGAAGGTGTCGGGGCGACTACCTGAGTAACATTTACTGTGACAATCTGAGGCATGAATCGCCCCTCCTTATTGCTTCATTAAGCGTATGAAATAGCGAAAACTTGATCTGTTCCTGGCACAACTACGATGCCAACTTCTACTGGAAAATTAATAGGATATATACCCACAGTATTAGGTATGGAACAAATTAGTAAACTGGGATCCACAATACTGGAACTATCATATATGGCACCAGGAGTAGAACCCGCTACCAACACAGAAACACTACCTACATAGCCACGTTCTGTTTTAACAATAATTGAAGCGCTGCCATAAAGATTTGATCTATTTTTTGTGATAAACGGAGCCTGAATAAAAGCTTGAGTTGTAATAGCCATGTATAAAACCTCTTAAGCGTAGAAGGGAGTACCCATTGATGGGGGTATAGGATTCATGTTAATCAGCGCACTATCAATCAATTGTCGTGCCAGATTACGAGCACGATTTTGATAATAATTCACTTGCAACTGCATAGTCTTCATCTGTGCAATAACCTGAAATTCGACTTGCGGTAATTTACCATCAACAGGCACAGGCATATTCATAATGCCGTAGTCCTCTGACAATAGGGAATTTTGCAAGATCATACGCTGGAAGTCTAATATTGCATCATTATTCAGCCCGTAACTGGTAAACCGAATTACGTCGGTTACTAGCTGACTTTGCGCGCTCGCTTGCGTATAAAGCGGAGATTGCCCCATCGCTGTCGTGCTTTTGATATCAGCCGTTACGTATGGCGGGATCTGATTAAGCGGTGACAAATAGCTTGGGTATACGGGTACCGAGGGTGTACTCATGGCAAGCCAAAAAGGCAGCGAATTTGAAACGATTGGAGTATTTACTGCAAGCGTGCGCGGGTCGTCGATAATCTGTGAAAACAGAGTCGAATAGACCGCCTTACCCGTGTAATGCCATAGCCCAGCTAAGTGATAATGATTCGCTTGCGATCCAAAAGCCACACGCGATCCATTAGGTATCGTGGTGATATACAGTTGGTCTGGGGCAATAGCCGCAAAAAAATCTACTTGCGTCTTAGTCGTAAATAGAATTCTTTGCGAAGTATAAGTAGTGCTTTCTTCTTCCGATATCGCTTGCGACGTATGCAAGCTGCCCACGGTTTGAAAAGAAAATGTTGTTTCTTGTGCAGGCGTTAAATTGGATACTGGCTCGTTAGCATCGTATCCGGCGGCGTTAAGCGGAGGGGTGCTATAAAGTGCCGAATATTGCTGATTCAAATAAGCAGGGTTAACGGCTGAAGCTTTAACCCAAAAAACAAACCCATCGATGGGCAGCACCAAACGCTGATACAACTCAAACGTGTAATTCTGTTCGCCGGATAGCAGACCAATAGCGGCAATAAGCCCTGCGGCTTTATCGTTCGCTCCCGCTTGCTGTGTGGATTCGGTCAGCGTAGCCATTACTTCTCAACCCACGTATGCAGTGAATTAACGAAAGTACTCGTATCATCAAACGAGGGACGGGGTGGCCCTTCATAGGTAGGCCCTTTAAGTCGTCGCCGTCCTTCTCTCGCAGCCCGAGTAGGCACGCCTCTTTGCCGGTCATCTAATTGACCTGTTACGACGTAGTTTTGAAAAGTCAGAGTAATCCCTGACAACGCCGTATCTAAGCCTTCCGTCGTTTCTTCTTCGCCGTCGATGTGTTGATGAAGCGACTGCTGAACACTTTTAGTGACTAATTTAGTCATGTGGTCGATATGATCGTCCACAAAATGCGAAAACAAATGATAGATAGCTTCTAAATCTTGAGCCACCTGATAAGTCGTGGTAACGCTCTTGCCGTTAAATTCCGGCTCTGGTACGTCGTATACCCCGATATGCAATTGCATTAGGTAAGACCCCAGAGCGTGCCCAAGTCCTGCAAAATAGCTAACGCGGAACGCCCATACGGATCTTTGACGCGCTGCAAATCCGTTAGGGTCATATTCTGTAACCCTTTGCCAATAGTCATGGTTTGGCTTGTTGCTTCGTTATGCGCGGAGTTAATGACACCGGGGACGAAGTTTGTGATACCAAAAGCAGATCGGGCGTTGGTAAAAAAAACCTGGCCGGTGGGATCTTGCTTAAATTGAATAAGATACGAAGCCGCCCAGTTGTACACGGCGGCTACGTAAAGTTCTGGCGCAAACAATTGCAGTTCTGTGGGAATCCACAGTTGTGCATATTGTAAGGCTGTTGGAAATGCAGGATCTTCATCGCCCATAACAACTTGAGGGATGCCAACAATTTGACGACAGAAGGTTATAAACCCAAGCAGGGTAGGTGTGGTTTCCATACCCTGATTGTAGCCCCTGTGGAAGAAAAGAAAAGCGTCGCGCGATTAGCTTTTTCGTCCGCGCCCACGCTTGCCTTGATCTTGCTGACCTTCGCGTTCCACCACCAATGTTTGATTAAATTTAGGACTCGTATCGGCAGGGCCGCGCGTTTCCTCTGAGATTTCTATCTCAAGCGGAGCCGTTTGTTTAGAGCCCACTTCCTGCGCTTTATTAGCAAACATCTGATCCTGCGCTACCGTGGTGATTTTTCGCGCTTCCAACGCGCGCTCGATTTGTTCTTGCTCAGACTGCGTCAGACCCTGCTGAATGGCTTCTACGCTAATAGGCTTATTCAGACGATAGGCTAGGCCTCCAAACCGGCGAGTGACCTTCTCAGCCGGTTGCATACCGTAGATTTCGTGCTGGGAAATAATGGCATCCAGCATTGGCTGCTCGCCTTTAATTTCAATCTGCGCCCCGGCGCGGATATGTTGCGAAAATGGACGCATATTTTCCGGCAGCATATAGGTAAAAAAGAATTCGGCTTTTGAGCAATTGGCAATATACAGCGATGGCATAAGAAATCCTCGGTGGTAAGGTATTATCAACGAAGCCGTGCGGCAGGGTGGTTCTGACGCGCGGTCAGAGGCCCCTGTCTGTTTCTCCGTCAGCAGGGGCCTCGCTTGCAGTGTATCGCACCCTTGAAAATAAAAAAGGCCTCCTTGCGGAGGCCTTTAACAAGACTCGTTAAAACGAGGTCTTAGTATGCCGCTGACAGAATCGTCAAGGCTTCTGGTCGAATGGCCCAACCCGAAGTAGCACGTAACGTGTACATCGTAGTAATAGCGCCATCTGGCAGAGGAGTCGGAATCTCCTTTGGAGCCGCCATATCGCACAACATCAGCGAAGTTGCCGTGATGTTAGGCGTTAAGGTTGCAAAGACGTTGGTATTGATCTTTGCGTTGGCCTTTGGAATCTTCAACTCAGGCGCAATCAACAAGATAGCATCCGTGCCGCCAGCGCCCTGACCGATCAGGGTGTCGTCGGCTGCGAAGGACACGTCGTCGCCACCAGCCCACTTAGCAACGGTTTCAACCAAGCCTGCTGCCGTCTCAACGCCTGCGCCTACTCGCTGGAACTGAGTTAACGACACCACGCCCGAGTACGACACCTGGCTAATGAAACGCTGTGGCGCTAAGAACACCAAGCGCAAGGGCTGACCAATCTGCAATGTACGAACCTTCAGCGCGCCAATCATGTTCAGCAAGAACTGTGCCAACTGGCCCGAATCCCAAGTGCTGTAACCGACATTGCCGTTGCTGTCAGCGCCCAAATTGAGCGCAGTCGCGCCAGCAGCGTTCAGAAGACCTTCGCCGTTCCCCGGATTGAAACCGTACAACAGCGCATTACGGAGCTGCTGTGCGATGCCCTGACGAGCCGCCAGGCGCATTGCCTCGGGCAGTGCAATGTTCCAATGTGACGAAGCCGCCTCATCAAAACCATCGTACTGAGCGCGAGTCTGAATGCGGTAGGTGGCCGTCGAAATCATCGACGGAACAACCGAAGCCGAAGGCAGATTGTTGCTAGTGGACTGGCTCGCGGTGACCTGAGTGGTCAACTGAACCTTCTTCGCATACACGTAGAGATCAGCCTCGCCAAGGCGGGGCATAGGATTCTCGGTAGCGAGCGTGGAAAAAGCGCCCGAAGCCAGACTGTACTGAACAATAAGTTCAGGCAGCATGAAATTCGGGTTTACAGTAACAAATGACGGTGCAAATCCGCTCATGTTGGTATTCCCTTAAGTTAGATGAGAATGAGCGCGATAGCGCCGGTATTGACCCAGTTCGCGTTACCCGCCCCAAAATTATAATTAATCGTCAGGTTACCCGAGGTGCTGATACGCAGAACGCGAACATTCATTTGCGTTTGACCGACAGCGCCTGTGTAGGCCGTTAACCACTGATTGGTGGCATCCCAGCACACTGCCGAGGCGATGGTAGAACCATCAGCCGCAACCAGAGCCGGATCAGCCTGTACAGGAATACGAGCGCCGCTACCCAAACGATAGTAGTTAACGGTCATGCCCTCGCTAAACAACGGAGCCGTTGACTGTGGAGTCGTAATGCCGTTGTACGCTTGGTTGTTGACCATAAAACCAGTAAACGTCGAGCCGTTAGCATCGTATGCAATGCCCGATCCCAGCAAGTTAGTGCCTGGTGCGCTAGCAGCGGTTGGGATGGTTTCCAGAATAGGAAGACCGCCCCAGATAACGCCCGTATATGAACCGTTAATAGTAACACCACCCCCACCAACGATATAACCGCCGCAAAGGTAAAATTTAACGGCAGGATCGTCCTGCGCGTCACCCTGAGTAAAACCCGCAGAGT